AGTAGAAACAAGGTAGTTTTTTACTCCAGCTCTATGCTGACAAAATGACTATCGTCAGCATCCACAGCACTCTGCTGTTCCTTTCGATATTCTTCCCTCATAGACTCAGGTACTCCTTCCGTAGAAGGCCCTCTTTTCAGACCGTGTTTAAAGAAGCGATAAATGCATTTGAAAAAAAGACGATCAAGAATCCACAATATAAAGTGCAAGATCCCAATGATACTCGCAGCAACAACAAGGGGGTCACTTGAATCGTTGCATCTGCACCCCCATTCGTTTCTGATAGGCCTGCAAATTTTCAAGAAGATCATCTTTTAGACCAGCACTGGAGCTAGGAGGAGTCCCAATGGCTCTCATTGCCTGCACCATTTGCCTGGCCTGACTAGCAACCTCCATGGCCTCTGCTGCTTGCTCACTCGATCCAGCCATTTGCTCCATAGCCTTAGCTGTAGTGCTGGCCAGAACCATTCTGTTCTCATGTCTTATTAGTGGATTGGTTGTTGTCACCATTTGCCTGTGAGACCTATGCTGGGAGTCAGCAATCTGTTCACAGGTTGCACATACCACGGCAAAGGCCACTTCAGTGGTCACAGCCCCCATCCTGTTGTATATGAGGCCCATGCAACTGGCAAGTGCACCAGCAGAATAACTGAGCGCTACTTCTTTGGCCCCATGGAATGTTATCTCCCTCTTAAGCTTTCTATACAGTTTAACTGCTCTGTCCATGTTATTTGGATCCCCATTCCCATTGAGGGCATTTTGGACAAAGCGTCTACGCTGCAGTCCTCGCTCACTTGGCACGGTGAGCGTGAATACAAATCCCAAAATCCCCTTAGTCAGAGGTGACAGGATTGGTCTTGTCTTTAGCCATTCCATGAGAGCCTCAAGATCTGTGTTCTTCCCAGCAAAGACATCTTCAAGTCTCTGTGCGATCTCGGCTTTGAGGGGGCCTGACGGGACGATAGAGAGAACGTACGTTTCGACCTCGGTTAGAAGGCTCATCTTTCAATATCTACCTGCTTTTGCT